TACACGCAAGTCCATGATACTGTCAGTACCAATGTCAAGAACCATATCTGGCGCTCCAAGAACAGCGGCCGCCTTCAATACTTGATTGAAAGTATCTTTAGTCAGAGTAAACTCTGCATCTACAGACGGCATACTGATTTCTGTCTTTGGTGTAGTAACCACAGATGGGTCAGAATAGAAGTAGGTCAAGTCTTGACTACCTTGTGCAATACGCACACTCTGTTCACCAAATGTAAGTTCTGGGTCATTGAATAGTGACAGTGCAGACAAGAACTCATTCAAGTCATAGATTGCAAAGTCAGTATCAAATGTATCAGGCACAGTTGCGGTGGATACAATGTTCTTCATTTGAGACATTGTTGCAATCTTGTTGCCTGGGCTCACAAGAAGGTTGGCGTTGATGGTTGAATAGTTCTTCAACACTTCCCTTGTATCATTACTAAGTTTCATAATATTATTTCTCCAATTTACTTTTAATTGCTTCAACTCTTGATTTCATCCAACTGATTGCAGTGTGGATGTGACCTGTATCCTCTGGTTGCAGTTGTGTTTCTGCATAAGCGATTTCTTCCATGAGAATAATCAAGCGGTCAGTTTCGCTTACAAGACCCTTCGACATTCATTAGTTTCCTTCTCTACTGTCGTGATTGTGTAATGCCATTATACCATAATGAATTACTTTTAGCAAGTCATTTCTGTTCTTGCCATCTTTCTTTCCGTATCTTTGAGAATACTTCAAAATATTCCCAATACAGAAACCTTCACCATGTCCACTGTCCATGATAAATTCTGTCGCTTGGAATTTGTTGTGTGAATAATGTGCATTGTAAGTACCGTCAATGTACTCTTGCAGTTCATTCAGAATCTTGTCTTCTGAATATTTGTAGTCAATATTTTTCACCTGTTACATCCTATAAGTTTGATGGGGGGAAGAACCCCCCATCGAGTCTGACATTTAGTATGCGTACTTTGTACCAAGTACAGACGCAATACCAGCCGCAATGATTTCCTTTGAAGGAGTTCCCATTCTATACGCAACGCCCTTTGCAGTGTCGTTAGTATAGATACAGTGACCCTCTGATTTCAAAGTGTCAATCATTTTAGTTGGTGAAGTAAGGTCAAATCTTTTTCTCAAGACTTTCCACGTTACATTTTCACCTTTTGACAAAAGGTTGAATACCTTCTGCTTTTTGCTTAGTTTTCTTCTGCTCATAATTACTCCCATAATTTATTAGTTGAGTATTCACATCATATCAAAGAAAACCCCATTTGTCAAGGGATTTATTTGACGGCAATCAACTGAGGTTTTTTCTCCTCTGGTACGATTCTTTCTAGTTCGATAGTCAACATACCATTGTCGAGTTTTGCACCCCCTACAACAATATCATCGGCCAGAGTGAACTTTCTAGTGAAGTTTCTCTGTGAGATACCTTTATAAAGAGTTTCCTTTTCCTCTTTCTCTTTTACTGATTTTACAGTGAGAAGACCCTCTGCGAATTCAATTTCGATATCCTTCTTACCGAATCCAGCGAGTGCCATTTCAATTGTGTAATTGTACTCATCTGTCTTTTCAATATTGTAAGGTGGATACCCTGTTGATTCTGCCTGATGAGTTACATAATCGAACAGTCTGTCGAATGTTCTATCGAAGCCCACGGCATAGGGTGTCATGTGATTTACGTCAAATGCCTGAAGGGCATTTCTGAATGTGCTTAAGTTAGTCATAATTTATCTCCTTTGTTTAAGCAAGATTAATAATTGCAGACCGATAATTCGCATCTGCATCCATATTTATATGGGGATTAATTCCGAAAAATCAACCCCCACACAAATTCTTTTTAGGCGGCTTCGGCGTATTCCAAAGCCTTGTCAAGTGCGTTCAACTTGACCTTACGGTTACGTCCGTACCAAGATGAAACCAAACGTCCATCATTTGAACGACCTTGCAAGTGGTCTGTCATGTTAGTGACAGAGTTGAAGGCAGTCCACCAAGTACCTTGGGCAAAGTTAGCGCCAGGTTGGACATCAAGGTTTTCGTAGGCGAGTTTCGCATTACGAGTTGTAAATGGAAGTTCACCATCTACTTTCTCTTTGGCAGGAGCGCCGAATACTTCATTGAAGTACTGGATGACATTATCACCAGTTGCCTTCTTTGAACCAAGGAACGCAGCCATTGATTTGTACTCTTGCATTTTCTCATTTGCAATATTCATGTGTGCCTTCACCTCAGCAGGGTCAAAGGCCTTACGGTGATTTACCGTTACCATCTTATCTGCATTCTGTGAAAGAGAAAGTGTAAGAGTGTTGTTGCAAACCACACGAATTGGTGTCATACGAATGTTAATCGCCTTACCAAACTGGTGTGGGTTTGAGAACAAGAAGTAGTTCTCTGTAACGTCACCGTTAAACAATTCAAATGATTCTTTACACTTTGCAAGTGCCCAAACCATTTGTCCATCTTTCAGTGAACCAGCAGTGTGCATTTCCATGTCACCTGCCATCACATACTCGTGGAAGAATTCAAATGCCTCTGAGTTCTGTACAGGATTCCAACCTGTACCAACAACATCAAGAATAGAGTTGTCAGAGGTTCTTACAAGTGCTTCCTTGTTTGGAACTTTAACACCGTTTGGTGTCATCAGTGGTTGTTTCTCCACTTCCCAATCAAGTCCAGCGACTTTTTGGAATTGGTCTGGTGTGAGGTCTGCCTCAACCTTTGTACCAAGTCCATGCCATGGAAGGTCACCAACGTATGCCATTTGTGCCTGTCCGTTTACAATTTCAAGTTCGTGTGCCATGATATAATCTCCTTTGTTTTCTCACTTTACTATTACATAATACACGTTTTAATAACAAATGTCAAGATGTTTTTATAACTTTTTTAAGGTGCGACATTCTGCCTACCCCAGAATTCGATTGGTTTGACTTGTGGGGTATTTTCAAACAAATACCAACAACAATTGTCTTTACCAACACTAGAACTCCCTTCAATCCACTTGACTCTACCTATACTAACAACTTTTTTCAGTTTTGTCAAGTAGGGAATTGACTGTTTTGTATGCATCCAATCCGAATCAAACAATAACCAAGTGGGGGCCATTGCAGAAAACCTCTCTATCATGGGGTGTAATATCTTACGATTCCAAGGTGGATTCGTTATTATATATGGTGTTTCTACTTGTTGTAATAACAAAGCATCATACTGAATAACTCTACTGTCCTGTGGTTCGATATCATATGCGTGTGTGCATTTACCACCATTACTCTCAAGATGGTCAATCAATCTACCGTCACCAGCACAAGGCTCCATGAATGTGTACCATTCTGGTAGATGTGCAATAAGAGGTTCTACGGCCGAATATGGTGTAGGATAAAAGTCTCTGGGTATTCTTTCAAATTCACTGCGTTTTCCCATTATGCAACCTTACTAAAGTTTTTCACCTTCTCAAACTTAATCACACTTCTAAACTTGTCAATCAACATATCCTGTTTGTGTGAAATAATAAACACGTTCTCTTTGTCAAAGGTATTCAGAATCTTCAAGAAGTCATCCGTACCTGTTGCATCCAACGAACTATCAAATATCTCATCAAGTATGAGTAGATTCGTATTCGTAGAATTTTTCATCTTTGCAATGGCCCTCCATGTAAAGAGTAGTGCAAGGTCAATACGCATCTTCTCACCTTCAGAAAAGTTTGCATACGAAAATACATCACGAAAACGTGACTTGATTGTTTCGTTGAAGTTCTCATCAATATTGAAGTTGACAAAGAAATCCATAGAAGACAAATATGTGTTAATCAACTTATTCATGACAGGTAGATACTGTTTAATAATCTTGGTCTTGATACCAGTGTCCTGTAACAAATTCTTGGCCACATCATAATAGACCATATCTTCTCTCAACTTTGATTTAGTTGAATCTAAAGTATCGCACATTTTCTTGAGATTGTCAAGTTTTTCGTAATCTGTTTTCGTAACATCTCCACTTTCGATTTGACGAATCTCTTCAGTCAGTGTTGCATTAAACTTCTCTAGTTCAATGATACCACTGTTGAGTTTTGCAAGTGTAAGAGTATTATCATTAATTACCTTTGCAATATCTTTATACTCTTTGAGTTTATTGTTTGCCTTGTCCATCTCCGACTTCATCTGTACAAGACCATCAGTCAACTCCTTGACCTGTTCACTTCTTTGTGAAATAGTCTTGGCCTTGAACTCCTCACTAATAGACTGTTCACAAGTCGGACACACCTCTGTAGTTTCCATAAAAGAAATCATCTGTTCATGTCGATTGTGTTTGTCTTTTAGTGTAAATTGAATGTCTTTTAGTTTATCACGTTTTTCAATTGCACCCTCTTCACCAGACATTGCATTTAGAAGGGTCTGGTTCTCTTCCGTGATTCGGTTCGCCTCTGCTTTACGAGTGAACACTTCCTCTTCATTACCATCTCTAAGAGTTGTCTTTTGAGATAGAAGAGTGTCCTTATTCCGTTCAACATCCTCAATGTACTTCTCCTGTAACTCTACCTTTTCTTTGTGTAGGTCTGTTTGGTATTGGTTCTCACTGATATCTGTGTTAAGAGATTTCACCTTACCTTTCAATATTAAATTCATCAGCGAGAATATCTTAATGTCAAGAATGTCCTCTACAACTTCCCTTCTTGCTTGTGACTTCAACTGCATAAAAGGAATGAATGTCGATGACCCTAGAATCACGACCTGTGTAAATGAGCGATAGTTCAACTTCAAGATTTGTTGTTCTAGATGTTTCTGATAATCCTTTGCATTTGCACTTTGGTTTATCATATTACCATCTACCCAAATCTCAAACGTGTTTGGTTTGATGCCACGAACTACCTTGACATTTTTATTCTGAGTTTCAAATTCGATTTCAACAACCGTACCTTGGCCGTTGACAGTATTGATAAGTTGGTTCTTACTAATTTGTCTGAATGGTTTACCAAACAATCCAAAACATAATGCATCAAGAATGGTAGACTTACCAGCACCATTCTCTCCAATAATCAAAGTTGATGGGTTTCTATCCAACTGAATTTCAGTGAACGTATTCCCTGTGGATAGAAAGTTCTTCCACCTCGCATACTTAAATGTAATCAATTATATCTCCAAATCACTTGCCTCTAGGTACAGAGTACGCATCGTGCTTTTCAATCTACCCTTATCTATATCAACATCCAGTTCGTCAATATATCTATCTAAAAGTGTCGTGGTGTCCTGTGCGTTCTCAATAATCTCATCAGATACATTCTCTGCATCTAACTCTGAGAAGTCCTCTACAATCTTAACCTCATGCGTTTTGACTGCAAGGAGTCTATCTAGAAACTTATCAAACCCATACAAGTCTTTCTTGTTGACTACAACCAACTTTACAAACTTGTCTTCATACTGTTCCACATCATGTGTAGTGTAATCAGTTTGACTATCATCATAATAAATCTTTGCAAAGATTTTAAATGGATTCTGAATATACTCAAGTTCTCTGGTTGCCGTATCAAAGATATGGAAACCCTTTGTTTCGTTATGGTCACTCCATGTCATCTGGTATGTGTTACCAAGATAATAGATGTGTCCATCGTCTGACTTCTTATGAAAGTGACCAGAGAAAACAGTATCAAACTTTCTAAACATCTCTCTAGGATAACCACCCTCACAGAAATGTCCAGCGTGCATTTCAAATCCATTTACTTCTAGGTGACCCATACAGATGTCTGCGTAGGTCATTTGAATACCCCTCATGACAGATTCATAGTTACCCTCGTTAATCCAAGGTAACAAATGAATACCAACACCATCAAACTCTTCAGTACATGGGTGGTCATAACATTTAATATTGGGGTATTTCTCATCTCCAGGCCCACCAAGTAATTCAAACAGTGAATTAATCTCGTTTGTGTTCCTGTAGTAAGTATCGTGGTTTCCCACAATCATATGCATATTGATATTTCTATCAACGATTGGTTTTATGAATTGCTCACGAAAGTCTTTTGCAATCTTGTATGAAATAAACTTACGTCTATCCATAACATCGCCCAAGTGAATAACCGTATCAATACCATGTTCATCCAAATATGGAAAGAATACCTCTCTCCAAAATTTGTAGAAGTGGTCATTGAAGGCTAAACTGTCATTGCGAGCACCAAAGTGAGTATCAGTTATCAGTGCTATCTTCATTATAAAATAATTCTAATCCTTTTGGTTTAACTGCTTTTTTCTTAGGTTTGTAAACATCTTCTTCTGGTAAGAAGTTCTTTTGTAGGTAGTCCACGAATGGATTACCCATATCATTAGAATCAATCAAACTTTCATCTACTGTCATATTCTCAATCAATTTATTCTTCACATGAGACTGCTTCTTTTCTTTCTGAATACGTCTAAGGAATGCATAGTAAATGATTTGTGTAAAATATGCAAATGGATTGTTTGATTTATCTGGATTAAAGTTGTGTACATATTGCAAACAGTTTTCAATCCCATCAGATATCATTTCATCTCTATATGTGTAGTTGATAAAATTAGGTCTATATGATAGATGGTTTGCAATCTTCAAAAAACATTCTCCAATATAATTGGTGATAGGTGGTTGAGGTTTACCCTCGGCCTCTGCCGCTCGACATTGTGCCTTCCACTCAATCATCGCTTGAAGGAATTCTTTGTTATTTACATAATGTGGTTTTTTCTTTTTTTCTACTGCCATGAGTCTTTCCCATTAATTAGATACAATATACCAAACGACACATAAAATGTCAAGGAGTAAATAAATTTAGAAAATGTCTTGACTTCTCCTTGACAAGACGGTATTATCCCTATGTAGGGTTTGAGAATGAATTAATGTATTGTCTTACTAGGGTCTGGAAATGGAATAATGTTTTCAGATTCCTCTTCAGCAATCCTATCTAAATCCTCATCCGTAGGTTCTTCCCAATGTCTACCTTCGGCGGTCAGAGTCATCTTCTTCACACAATGTTCGTAAAACCGAACAAGTCCGATTGACGCATCTGAAATTGCGATAATACTATTCTTATTCAAGTTGGCAATCTGTGTTTCACTTACAGTCAACCAACGTGATAATGCCATACTTTCTACAAGACCACCTTCCATGGCCTTGGGATATAAATTAACTTGTAATGGATTGGTCACTTCTATATAAGGTCTACTCTTATCAGCAGACGTAATCACTGTTATAATCTCTTCTCCATTAGAAAGTTTTAAGACTTTTGTTTGCTGTTCCATCTTTATCCTTTGTCTATAGAGATTTGTTTAATATCATAATCAAACTCTTCCTCATTGTATATATTTATTCGTTCCATAAAATGCCTTAAAGTGAAGTTCTGTTTTCCTTTGTGAGTAAAATCATCAGCAATATCTACCAATCGAGCTGCGTCTTTATTGTCACCAAGTCGCAACGCACGGCCAACGGATTGCAAGACTCTAATTCTACTTTTGGACGGTGAAGCGAACACGATGTTGTGAAGATTGCGAATATTGATACCAGTAGAAAAAGTACCATACGATGCAACGATGACCGCATCCTTCTCATTTTCAGTAATTGAGCGAATCTCTTCTCTTGTCTGTGTGTCTGTTCCACCATAAACGTAAAACACCTTCCTGTTGTCTAAAGATTTATTTATCATGGTATGTAATACGTCACCATGTTTTTCGACAAACTGGAATAATACTAATGTATTACCTGTCAAGTGTTTTGTCAAGTCTACAATAAAATTATTTCTACGTTCATCACGAACAATCAAGTCAACCTCATCTTGATATGATAAGTCTTTCATATATTTACAATCTGCATCTGGATAACGTAGAACAATACACTCAACTTTTAGTTTTGCAAGTGTATCACTATCCATCAGTTCTTTTGTAGATGTTACTTTGTTTACTGAACCAAAGAGGCCCTCTAGTACCAACCTATGTGTTTGCGTTCCATCTAGGGTGCCTGTGAACCCATGACGGTACTTACAGTTAACCATCTTGTTCATAATACCTGTAAGTGATTTTGATTTAAATATGTGAACCTCATCACCAAGAATTGTACTGAATTGGTCAAACCACTTCTTCTGCATCTTGTAAACTGATTGCCATGTGGATATTGTGATGGGTTTTGTAATGTTCTTTGAGTGACCTTGATATAT